AAGGGAATGTTTATGCAGCGTATGAAGAGGCGGTCTTAGAGTATTCTTATATTCTTAATATTCACCAGAGTAAGAATTCATTGTCCAGCATGCTCGGTTCTCAAACGGGGTCTTTCGATGAAGACGGACAATTTGTGAGTGGGGATGATTTGGAAGGAACAAACGTTAGTTTGCGCTACCCCCGTTTTGATTATGGATTTGCAAGAAGGGTTACCGAACGAACCATTACCGAAGTTTCCCTCGGAGGCACCGTTCCCATCTACTCTGGTTCGTTTGATAGAGTGGCGGGTCAGCAAGATTATGATTTGCAGGCCGTGCTATCGGCATCCTCGGCGACCAACACGTCGTCATCTTTTTTTGGACAGATTGGTGACAAACGAGTTATGATCCGGAAGGTATTTTTTAAAACGCCTCGTGCTATATGGCGCTTCTATGGCTACTACGGTGGATTCTCGGTAGTGGGAAACCTCAGAACTTATGGGCAGTTTGCAGATGATTCCACGTTTGAGCTCGTGCCGACCTGGCAAAATAAACTGCAAGCCATGGCTTATGAGGATGCGATATGGACACGAATTTCTCATTACTCTTATGAGCTTAGAAATAATAAATTAAGAATTTTCCCACGTCCTGATAATTCGAGCCCCGACAAGTTTTGGGTGGAATTTACTATTGAAAATCAGTTCAATGCGTGGGACGAAGGAACTGGCCAGCCGAAAACCGGTATGGAAGGGATCAACAATATGAATACGTTGCCTTTCCAGAACATTCCATATGAAAGTATTAATGCTATTGGTAAACAATGGATCCGACGATTTGCGTTGGCACTGACAAAAGAAATACTGGGTCAAGTTCGAGGAAAGTTTGCAACTGTTCCGATTCCGGGGGAGAGCGTTACTCTCAACGCTGCGGATCTTTTGGGGCAAGCTAAAGCAGAACAAGACGCTCTGAGAGAAGAGTTGAAGACAACGCTCGATCAGCTCACCTACGCCGAACTGGCGCTCAAGGACGCTACTCTACAAGATTCAACTGCAAAGGTGGTTCAGAATGTTCCCGCTGGCATTTATGTGGGATAATTAAGGAGTACCAATGTCAAGAAGTAAAAAAACAGAATCGCAGCTTCGAAATAAAAAAGCAGATCAGTTTGATTATGTGGGGGATAAGTCTGTTGAGCAGAAACTTCAAGAAATTGAGTTCATGGCCTCAAGCCTGGAGACCATTGATCGGGCATTTTTTAAGTTTATTGACGACGAGCTGAACCTTTTTGCTACGACTAACGAAGGCTTTAAAAAAGTGCCCGTTTTGTGGGTAACGGCTGAACGAGCTTATCAAATTAAAGCGTGGGAAAATAAAGAACTTAGAGATACAGAACAAACTTTAAGGTTTCCCTTGGTCACCGTTAATAGGGCTTCGGTTGTGAAGGACCCCAAGCGAAAGGGAACTGTATATGCTAATTTGTATGCGGTTCCGGGTGCTCGTGGAGGAGTTATAACGGTCGCGCGCCAAATAAATCCAAAAAAGACTGCAGAGTTTCAAAATGCTTTTGCTGCTAGATCTTATGGGCCCGACAAAAACGTCGCAGGCAAGATGAAAAATTCAAATAAGAGAAATATGTCTGTTCAAAGAGTCGTGTATGAAACAATCTCGATGCCCATTCCGACTTGGGTAATTGTAAAATATGAGGTGCACTTGCGTTCGGAGTATCAGCAACAAATGAACGAGCTCATTCGTCCTTTTATCACCGTCCCGGGCAATTCTCGGATGCCTAAAAGAATTGAAGAGAATGGTCACTTTTATGAAGTGTTTATTGATGGCAATTTTACGAACGGCTCCAACGCTGCCAACCTGGGCATGGAGCATCGCAACTATGAAAACACTATAAATATTGAAGTACTAGGATATTTAATTGGAGAGGGTGAAAACCAAGAACAACCCGTAATTGTAAAGCGCGAAAATGCGGTCGAGTTTAAGCTTTCCAGAGAAAAGGTAATTTTTGGGGATATCCCCGACAACCTTAAGGACGGATTTTATAGAGATTAGACTCCATTGCGTCCGGTCAATACTATTTAATAACGATATCCCAGGTTTAGGAGATAAAAACGAATGTCAGTCAAAAATTTTAGATTTGTATCACCAGGAGTCTTCGTCAACGAGATCGATAACTCTCAGCTGCCGGCACTCCCCACAGCTATCGGCCCTGTCGTTATAGGCCGCGCCGAGAAGGGGCCCAGCTTGCGGCCCGTCACGGTGAACTCATTCTCGGAATTTGTTCACGTGTTTGGTTCCCCCTCCGCGGGAAATGTTAATGGTGACGTATGGAGACAAGGAAGCACCAGCACCACCGCCCCTACTTATGGAGTATACGCCGCACAAGCGTACCTTCGAAATAGTTCACCTCTAACCTACATTCGTCTTCTTGGTGCGCAGGCGGACGCTGCATCCGGCGCTGGCGTTGCTGGCTGGGACGGCGGCACCAACGGCAAGGCTTGGGGTCTTGTTGTTTTCAGTAACGATGCTTATCAGGGCGCCCACCCTAGTACGGGAGTTTCGCAGAGCGGTTCTCTTGAGGGCGCCCTCGCAGCTATTTTTTATACAACCACTGCTACCACTTACTTACAGATGAGCGGCGCTCTTTGCACACTTAGCGATAACCAGACGGTCGACATCGACTCTGCTGGCTGGTCGGGGGGCATTGGAGTCACGGGCTCTAACGTCGTTGTAAAGGATACTGGTAAAGCTTATGAATTCAGACTGATTATCAATGATTCGGACTACAACAACGCCAACGTCGGTTCCGTCTTCAACTTTGATGTTAACAGTTCCAAGTACATTCGAAAAGTTTTTAATACCACCCCCCAGCGAACAAACACTGACATCGTAACCAATGAGAAAAACTTCTGGTTGGGCGAGAGTTTTGATCGCCACATGAAGTCAGTAATTACTGCAACGGCTGGCAAAACCTTTGCTGCTATTATTGATCTAACTAATGCAACTGACGGCGATGCGGACAATCACCGCGCCGCCGTACAAAGTGCAGAAACCCCCTACATTATCGGGTGTGACACCGTCCAGCGGCCCGAGGCCAGCAATAACTTCGACATTGAAGCGATGCCAGCGCTCTTCCGCGTTATTGCGCTTAATGATGCAGGCGATTGGACCAATCGCACCCTTAAAGTGTCGGTTCAAGATATCAAAGTGTCTACTAACGAGTCAGACCCTTATGGTACATTTTCACTGGTTGTTCGTCGACTCGGTGACTCTGATAATGTTGTGCAAGTGGTGGAGCAGTTTAATGATCTAAACCTCAACCCCGACTCGTTGAATTATATTGCCCGTAAAGTTGGCGATAAGTATACGACGTGGAACACGTCTGAACGTCGTTATGTGGAAGCTGGCGAGTGGGACAATCAATCTAAGTACATCCGCGTCTCTGTTAACGAGGACGTTGTTGGAGAAGATGCTTCACTGCTGCCATTTGGCTTTAGAGGAATCATTAAGTATGATGATGAGTCTGCCCTTTATGGGCCTACCCAGGCCGGTAATTGGGTGACCGGTTCTGTTGTCCTGAACACGGCGCGCCCAAGCATCGAGTCGCTGTGGACTAGCTACGCACCTCAAGCATTGCCCATAGTTCCTCCGTTTATTGGAACCGGCAGTCTCAGTGCCGGCGCTCTTATTGTAAGCAGCTCCATTCTCGTCGACGGCGCAGGGAGCCAGAGGGTTGCTGTATTAACTGCTTCTATTGCTTACCCTGTCCCAGAACTTCGCTTGAGCGCTTCCGATGGCGACTTGCCTAATGCGACAGACGCTTATTTCGGGATGCAGACTACTCGGACAGTTGGTGGAACCATTTTTGATGCTTCCACTATTGACGTGTTACGCGCCCGAGGCGCTGAAGTGGGCAACATGTTTGCTGGAACAAGTGCTGGCATCCGCTCGCGCTCCATGTACTTCAGTTTAGATGATGTTAAGGACGACGGCACATGGTTGTCGGGTTCTCATGCTGCTGGTACGGCTTTAAGCAACGTAAGCGGTGCGATTTCTGGCGTCCTTGATAAGGGCTATGATCGCTTTACTGTTCCACTGTACGGTGGTTTTGACGGCTTAGACATTACTGA